TACATTATGGGAGTTATGCTAGTGCCTGCAACTACTAAATACAAGTCTATAAGTGTTTCTGTAGAGACTTATAAGAAAATAGTTCAAATGTCGCAAAAAAAGCGTAGAAACATTTCACAACAACTTTCTTTGATTGTTGACGATGCCTACGACAAACAGGGGTTTATACCGCCTCACGAGCCGATACGATCTGTTTCTGGCGGACTAAGCGCCGTTATCGAAGACTAAAGCAACCCTGCACTTCCTAGACCGCCAAGCAATGTAGATGCAATGTATGGGTTTCTTTTAGCCCTTTCTCTTAAATTTGCCTGTCGTTGAAGAACGGCTGGGTTTATTCTTCTAGTTATTTGAAGATCTTCTACATTTACCGGAGGCAAAACTTTTGGAACACTTGTTCGGGTTGTGGCTGGCTGCTCTGGAACAGTTCCACGAACTTGTTGAGGACTTGTAAGAAGTTGTGCAGCCCCCTGACGAGCAGCTACGTTCCCTCTATTTATTGCCCCAAGAGTAGCTCCAACTCCTTTGGCTACACCTTTAGCTCTATCACCTATAGATACACCTCTTCCACCCGCTTGAGCGGCTGATTCGCTAAGAGCTTGAGTCAAGCTTTGTGCTGCTGCTTGAGGAGTGGATCTTCCTGCTTTTACTTCTAACGCACGGCGCATAACAGTAGGATTATTCAACATATGATTTAAAGCACGAAATCTAGCTGCTTTTGGTAAGTTTTTCATTGGGTTTGTAAATTGCCCTGTTCGAATAGCGTCAGCGGCTAGTGAACCAGCGCCTTTTGCTCCAGTATCTCGCAAGAAAACTAAATCATCTGATAATTGTTTTATATCTTTTACAGCCTGATCACCTAAAACTTTTTTAAGCATTTCAGGTTTATAAGAGTCTAAAGCGTTTCGAAGAGAGTACGCAGCTTTTTCATTAATAAATATATCTTCATCAACTGATCCAAGAATATCGTTTACAATTGTTCGTCTTAATGTTTCTTGAGCTTCTGGACTATCCTCAAAAAACTTCATTATTTTATTAATTTGAGCGCGAGTTATATTTGGATTTGTAATAGCTGCTGCCGCTTCTTCAGGATCTAACTTACCTTCGTTTAATCTTTTTAATATGCTAGATTGCGCTGCTTCTTCTAATCCAACCTGCGCATCACGAACACTGCGAAGAGTATTTACTATTCCTGCGTTTGGGTTTTGTGATACAATTTTGTTTAAAGTAGTATCATCAATTTTTTTTACACCGCTATATGCTAAAGAACGTGCTAAATTTTGCACTTCAGGCCATTGTTCACCGAATAATAACTTGCCTGTTTTATCTTTATTCATACGTTTAATCTTACCGTAGAATTGAACACCATTAAATTTTGTTGGATCACCAAAGTCTTTATTAGAATCTAACAGTGCTTCATCAAGATAACGTTTTGCCAAATCTTGACGAACAACTTCTTTTTGTCCTTTAGCTGCATTTAATGCAGCTTCTATACGAGCTGGACTTTGAATAATTTTATCGTAATTACGACCAACTTCTAATTTTACATTAACTCCGGGTTCGCCAAAATTTCTAACAATACCTAAATTTTCTAATCTATTAAACATACGCATTTCTGCACGATATGCTTTGTTGGCATCTTGCAATAAATTCATGGCTTCACGCATTTTACTAGCGTTAGCTTTTCCACCAACACCAGTTAATTTAACATTTCCCATTAGCATATTATCAACATTATTTCTCATATCGACAAGCAATCTACGGGGAGTGGTATCTGAGATGCTTAAACGTGGGTCCATTAATGTATCTTGAATATTTTTTCTTAATCCACGCAAACCATTAAAGGTAGTTTTACCTTCTACTGCGCCTTTGGAAACTAATTCACTAATTTGTCTTCCAATTTCCGTAAACTGTTCAGGTGCAACAGATGAAGCTCCACCATATTTACTATCAATGATGTCATCAAACCTTGTTTTTAAAGCAGATATATCAAAGATTGGAAGTTCGCCGCCCTCGACTTGAATAGTTCTTCCATTTACACTTAAAGGTCCAGTAATTTCTGCAAGCTTATCATCAACAAGTTTGTATGAAACATTAGCCCCTTTTGCAAACTCATCATAGTTATTCATCAACACAGAAAGAACAGAATCATCAATTTCTGTGCCTTCTTTTGTTGATTTAGTTAATAATGAAACTGTTTCATCAATCGCATCCATGTGAGCTTTTTGAGCATCATCTAATGCTTTTTGCAGTTGCGCTGCTTTAGATGGCGCAGCGTCTGCTATAATTTTAGATAAATCATCTACAGTTGCGCCTGCTACTATGTTGCCGTCTACATCTAAAATTCCTGCATCGCGTAATAAGTTATCTTTTTTATTCATAGCAAACAAAACATTTTGCACTGCTCTTTTTTCTTTTCCTGATATAGCTTCTGCAATTTGTGATGCTCTAGATAAAGCTGCTGGCATTCCTGCTGCTTCATAACTTGGCATACCACCTTCATCCATAATTCTTAATGCTTGATCTGCCTGTGCCTGCCCTAGCTGCCTTTCGCCTTGACCCATTGCACGAGCTGCTGCACTTGCTCCTTTACCCGCACCTGATATCAAAGCTCTACCAGCCTTAAAAGTTCCCATAGTAACAAAGTCAACAGTACCTGCTATAGCAGCTTCGGTTGCAGCATCTTTTACAACCTCAAGACCTGTCTGCTTTTGCAGACCAAGTAGTTTTTCAATACCTTCTTCAGCAAACTGACCTGCTGCAGCTCCTCCTGCTGCACCCAGAGCGCCACCAATAAGAGTGGGCATACCAATTATACCACCAATTACAGAACCAATAGTTTCTGGAGCCAAACCTGCTACATCAGCTAAATCACGACCAAGACGAAAACCTTCTTCTTCTATAATTAAATTCTTACTAATTGGATCGTAACCAAGTTTCTTTTGACCCTCTGGTGTTAAGGCTAATCTACCTTTAGAATCTTTTGTAAAACCAGAAGATCCAACTTTTTGTTTCAATAAATTTTCTTTTTCTTCTGGAGTTTCCATAAAAGATAAAGCAGCACGAATACCTGCTTTAGCACCCGTCTTGTAATCAAAATTTCCTTTATCTTCACCTGTAGAATCAGCATCTAATTGATCAAATGATTTAGCTCTAGCGACACCAAAAGGATTTCTTTCCGATTGAGCGCGAAACTTTCTAAGTCTTTCTTGTGGAGATAATTGACTTTCTCTAAACTTTTTTAACTGTTCTTGAGGTGTCATTTTTGAAAATCTTCCATTGTTAAATCGGTGCCGTAGTATTTATTGAAAGCATCCAATTCCTCTTTACTTCTTGGCATATCATCTTGAAGAGCGCCAAATTGTATTCCAGCATTTCTATCAAGCCAGTCTATAGCAACGTCAAGATTATCTTGAGGTTTTAAAACTGTTAGATTGTATATTTCTTTTAATTTTGATTTTATTAATTTTGCATCAGCAGAAAGAAAACTTATTTCTCCAACAAGTTCCTCAACTCTCTTACGGTCATTATCAGAAAGCGTTTTACCTGATTCTTGAAGAATATTTGTAGCTTCACGAACAGCAATTTCTTTTAACTTAACCCTAGCTTTACTTATATCTGTAGGCTCATCCCCAACTTCAATGCCTAAATTTCTTAATCCAGTAAATACAGTACTGACTAATTGTTCTGGTATACTAACACCTGTATTAATAGCAGCAATTAAATCTTCAAACTTTTTTGCTCCAGAAGTAATACCTTTTTGGTATTCGGCAAATCTTCTAATAATTGTTTCTGGAGTTTCTTGTAATTTATATCCAGTAGCTGTTTGTCCTTTGTAATTTGGATTAACTGCTGCAGCCATTATTTGCAGTTCAGGAGGCGCTTTTGATGGATCTCCACCAATTAAGGATATCATTGAATAAGAATCCCATTCATCACCTAAATCAACACCTTTGGCTCTTTCTTTTAAAATTGATAAACGATCAGAGGCATCAATAAATTCGTAGTTTTTATCAAAATCAGGATCGTTTATAAGTTTATTAAGTTCAAATTTATTTAAATCAACAAATTCGCCATTATCAAATTCAGAAAACTCTGCTCCCTTACCACCTTTTTTATAAACCCAATATTTACCACGGTTCATTAATTTTTCTTGATTGGCGGCATCGGTAGCTCGATCTGCTGCTCTAGTTTCTAAAGCATATTTACCTGCTGCTATGGCATCATTTCTAGCTTGTGTTTTAGCTTTCTCCAATGCAGGCAAAGCAACCTCTCCTGCCTCTCCTACTGAACTAAGCATACGACCTACATTAAAACCCTTACCTGCTCTGTTTTGCATGAGAGCAAGACCAAACGCCATTAAAGCCGAACTTTTGTCTACTTTGCCGCTTATATCTATGCCAGTAGCTTCAGCAAATTCTTTTTTGTAATCGTCAAGAGACAGTTCTTTTGTTTCAGGACCAGCACCACGAGCTTGCTCAATGTAATCTTGCATAGCTGATGAAAAAGCATCTTCAATTACAGGTCCGCTTGGTTCTTTTCTACCCATTTCATCTTCAGCAACTTCTTGATTTAATTGAGCTAAAGAAGTTATGGCTGCTTTATTTGTTTGCTCTCTTTGAGCTTCATTTTCTGCTATAATTTTTTGTGCTTCTGCTTCATCTCCAGCACCACTTTTTAATGGAAGTGGTTCAGAGCTTTCTGGACCTTCTAATTTAAAAACACTTGGGTCAGAGTTTAATATATCTTCAATACTAGCTGGCTTAGAAACTACCGCAGGATCTTTACTTACTTTCATAACATCAGCATAAGCGTCTGCTAATTCTGAAAAACTAGAAGCGTCTGAAGGCATTGTTTTAGTTTGGCTAGAACCTGATATTATTTTTGATCCCAAACCTTGTCTTTTTCTTACTTCGTCAGGAGATATTCCAAATCTTTCTGCAAGATTAGCAACTCCTTTATCAAATATATTAGCATCTATTGTTGAACCCGGACCTTCTTCTGCAAAAACAGTTCTTTCGCCCATTGGATTAAAACCAAGACCACCTGCTCCAAGGCCGTATCTTTTTAACTCTTCTAAATATACACGAGATGGATCTGCCATAATTGTTCGCCTTACTGCTGCTGCCCAATACCTTGAAGGGCGGTATATGCTCCTATACCAGCCAACATTGGGTTTGTGCCATACATTGGTTGCTGTGTTGTGCTATAAAGACCTGCAGATGGCGTTCCAGATAACGCACCGTATGCGTAGTTGTATGGTAATAAAGCTTGTTCAGTCGGTCTTTGATACTCTTGTCTAGCTGTGTCAATCATTTGCTGACGATAAGCTCTTTCAGCCTCTCCTGTACCTTGCATAAAAGCTAGATCAGCAGGTGTCATAGCTCCAAAAACACGACCAGTATCAGCCGCTTGAGTGCCTAATGTACCAAAAGACTGACCTATACCACCGACAAGTCTACCTGCTTCTTGTGCAGCTTTCTGAGCCTGTGCAAAGTTTTTCATTCTAAGATCTGTGGTGGCCTTACGCTTCGCATCCATGATGTTTCTTTCAACTTCTGCGGCTTGTATGCCCTGTCTAGATCCACCAAATGCTCCTGCTTTTATTGCCTGATCAGCCGCTCGATTCAAAGCTATTTGGCCTTGTCGGTCAATATCTCTTTCTGTCTCATCTATGACTGCCTGTGTAAATGGGTTCATAAAATTTTGAACAGACATTGGATCTGCAATAATATCTCTAGCTTGTTCTAAAGATCCAATACCTTCTCTTAATCCTGCTTCCGCCTGATCAAAATATGGTGTGGTACGCTCCATAAAATCAGGTACGCCATCACCATCTGTATCTTGTTGAAGAAATTGAGATCCGTATGTTTCGAGTCCAAAATCTGTTATCTCACCTGTTACAGGATCTCTACCTACCTGCTCTGCTAATCTAAATGGAGCAATTTTAAACATATCGGGATCTTGTATAAGACCCCCTGTAAAACCTTTGCTTTTGTTATACTCCCCAAAAATTGCATCAAGCAGAGCTTTTTCTCGTAATTCAAGATATTCTGGACGGCGATTTACTGTTACATATGGATCAGCCATTTTTACGCTCCTTGTGATTGAAGTCGGTTTTGCATGGCATACGCTCTCTCAATACCTTTATTAAGATCTCCATTACCCAAACCTTTTACAGCTTTTTTATTTAATACAAATTCACCTGCCATGAGCATGGCAGGCACATCATCTTTTTGACCAGATCCTTCAGATGGCATAATTCCACCATTTCTTCGAGGAAAATATTGTCCATCAATATATCCTCCTGCAGCTAAACGTCTGGGTACATTTAAATTTGTAAAACTTTCAACTCCGCCAAATGGAGTTTCTTTATAGTCACCATCATCTGAACTAAATAATTTATCCGCTAATAGACTGCCAAGAGCAAACAAACCAGCCTCTCCAGCACGAGTGTTTAAAATACCTGCCAGACCACCTTCTGGATCAATTACCCCAGCCTTTGCTAAACCAGAGGCAATACCCAAAGTTCCCTTTGCGGGATCTATACTTGCTATACCTTTTTCAGCTATTTTTGACGTATTTATTGATTGAGAAGCTGTTTTTGCCAAATCACTTGCAGCTTTTTTATTAGCAGCACCAGATAATGCGATTGGTAAATCAGACATTTGTTCGTCTTTTCCTCCAAAAAGACCGGGCGTTCCTAATCCTGTTCCAAGAAGAGTCCCTAATCCAGCATATTTTATTGCGTCTTTTGTGTCAGCCCCAAGAGCTTTACTAAGGAGAAAATTAGTGGCTAAACTTGTGATTGGGTTGCCGCCACCACCTAAAAATGAAGCGCCTACTTTAATTATGTCTGATAAAGCCATCTACTTCTCCAACAAAATATATCTTATCTTAACACCAATATGTTAAGATATCCACTCGTAAATCTTTTTTGTTTCTTTCACACGGTGATCTAGTCCATTATAACCGCCGTTCACCACCCTAGTGACACGCTTTATTGTGTCATCATTTACACCTTCATCGCATATTTTCCATATATTATTACGTTTGAAGAACCACAAAGCTGAGTCCATAGCATAATCATTTGCCACAAGATCAGGGTTATCCATAACCTCTGGTAGCCTCATATCGCTTGCAAACATTCTATAATTATCTCTGTGCGTTAATTGTAAAAATCCTCGACCACGCCACGCATAGCCTTGGCCTTCGTTCCCGCCACGGTGTCCATATACCTTATCAGCAAGAGCTTTGGGATTCCTTGCATACGGCTCTGCTTCTTCTTTTGTTTTAAAATACTTGCCAAACACCTTGAGACAAGCATCTACAGAATAGTTAAGGTTCTCTGATGTATATTTAAATGACCCACTTTCATGTACAGTTTGACCTAACAGGTGTGCGCCACGCTCTGGTGATAGCTCAAAGTGAGAAACGATAGCCTTGGCTGTATTTGGTCCAAATGCACCATCTGGATCTACTCCACACTTTTCTTGCAATAGTTTTAATGCTTCAAAGGCCATTACTTTCTCCTCGTAAATTGTTTGTACCCTTTCACACCGAAAGAGGCTGAAATTGCAATACCCAAACTGTAAAAATACCAGTCAGGTGCTTTATGAAGCTGCTCAAATCCTCTGTCCACAATACCTTCAGCACCCGGCACAAAGGCTAAAATAAGTGGAATTGACAGCACAATTACGAAAAATTCGTCTTTCCAGCTAGAACCGCTGTTCTCCGCCATAATACGTTCCCAATCAGCAACGCTAGTCTTTTCAGATAATAATATCTTGGCTTTCGCTTCGGCCTCTGTAAGTTTTAGCTTTGCTTCTGCAGCTTGCTTTGTAGTCTTTGCATCAAGCCAGCTACTGGCTAAACCTGCTACTGGTCCTAATAACTGTCCTATCATTTGTTATTCCCCATGTTGGTAAACCCAAAGTATGCCGCTGTCACGCCAGATACAGCAACTACATATACCGCAGCTATATCTGCAAGCAGATTAGATGCTTGCTCTAATCCCATCCAAGAAGCAAGCACAATGGCAAATGGGTATAGAACCATACCGCTTAAAGCAAACCAAGTCATGCGTAACTGTGCGTCTCTCTTGGCATCAGCGTCTTCCATCATACGGCGGCGATCCTCAAGCATAATATCTCGCTCATCTGGATCAATCTTTCCGTTGTCGTTCAAATCGTACTTTGCTTTGGGCATTTGCATACTCCTGTACTATCTTTCTATTATATCCCAATATAATTAACTTACCATTTTTATCATAAGCTGCAAACTTTTTACCTTTTTCTATGACGATGGGCTGTTCACTTCGAGGCAAACCACCTTCATTGAGTTGTGTGTTACCATTACTTTTGCTTTTTCTGCCTGTTGTAGACATTCTTCTTTATCCGAAAATGTAGCAATTTGAAAATATTTTAAGTTATCGGTATTTATAAAGTGCAAGAATACTAAAACATAAATCATGGAAAATAATCCCTTACGTCAATCCAACCCATGTAATGTAGATATCCCACAGAGCCAACAAAAGCCGTTGTCAGTAGCAAAGCGATTGCTATTAAGGTAAGTGCAAAATCAGCCCTTTCCTGTGCCTCACGCCTCGCCTGAGCCTCTGCTTCGCGTTTTTCCTGTAAAACTTCTTTTCTAATCCGCAACAGCGCCTGCCACTGAGATAAACCAAGATTATTAGTTACCCACTCTCTTAGCTCTTCTTCAGCTTGTGCAGCCTCACGCTCTTTTGCCCATCTGTCTAGCGCAACAGAATTAACGTCTGAACTAGTAACGCCTTTTTTTTGCAACTTTTTCTTGGCTGCATCCGTTGCATCAAAGAAGTTTCCTATTTCTTTTGACAGGCTTGCTACGGTTTTTCCCGCCGCCAGTCCTGTCTTCAGCCCTGCAAGAATTGTAATGGGGTCCATTGCTACCTGCCGTCTGAGTTAATCGGGCGTCTTGTTAGGTATTCCATTGTGTTTTCTAGGGTCTTGATCCTAGCTTGCAGTTTAATGATCTGGTTAAACTGAAGCAAAAACCCTTCTTGAGTTTCGTATACGTCTTCAAACTCTTCATAGATTTCATCAATAGTTTCGCCACCGTCTTCCTCTACTTCTATGATGTAATCTATAATTTCATCTATTCGTTCAGTGTTTTCTTCTACATCACGAATAAGATTTGTGCGATCAGTTGCGTTGTTCTCAATGGTAAGAGTTTCAACTTGCTCTGTTAGACCTTCAATAATTGAAGCTTGAGAGCTTGCATACCATATACCACCGCCCACGGTACTAACTATTGCCACCACCGCACTAGCAGCAACAGCTATATTTACCTTTGGAAGCTCCACATCATCACCCCATAATGGTCATTCTAACGAGTAATAATAAACTTGCGCCAGTAATACAGATCATAATCGCTTCCATACGCTTCATACGATTATACAAGTCTTTAAACTGTATTTTCATTTCAGTCTGTATTTCAATCATCTGCTTTTCCAGTGCATCTATGCGTGAGTGCGCTGATTGTACTGTGCGCTTACTCATTAATATGTACCTTCCCAAACTCTAAGCTTGCTAAACTCGTTACTCATCAGTTTACGTTTTAGCACATCTTTGACAGCCTGGGTATCTGTCCATTGCACGCCAGCTTCTTTTAGCCACACGCCAAGTAATGCCATATCGACATTCCCGACGTGCTTATAATCAGAGCCAAAGCTATTATCAGAATGTTGCCTTGCGTGTTCAACATCCTTGAGCATATCATTAGCGTCATGCGTGTTTTTAATGATTAACGTATCATCTTCAAACTTATATGACTCGCCAATTTTAGCCATTATTGCCATGCCTCATTAATATCTGCTGTTTGCGGATCATCAGCTTTTAGTGTGCCGTCATCGTTTCTAGCACGTTTCTTTTTCTTAGCTACTTTCTTCGCAGGCTTTGGGTCTGCTTTTAGCACCTCAAAAGCATTTGGCTTCATAACCATAATCTTTTTTACTTCTGCTTCAGGAAGCTCAACCTCATCACCACCCCTAAAGATACCTTGAGATGTTGATATGCTTCTATCTTTTACTAAAACTTTCATTTTAATCTCCTGTTAAAGTAGGGGCAGTTTTGCCCCTACCTATTATCTTATTATGAAGTTGTGTTATCAGCAATAATGCCGTTAGCTTTTTCGCTTTTAGCACACAAAGTAAGCTCAGTAACGATTTGTCTCTGAGTGTTATCACCAGTTTTTGCAAGCTCAGTGTTTTTAGTTGGACGCAATGTTGCGATCTCCCACTTGTCATCCTGCATGATGAAAACGTCACGACTTCTGTTCTCGCGGCTAGGCATAAACTCTATAGTTCCCCACGGAGTTGTATATACTGCCAAGCTTTTGATTACACGCTCGTCAGATGCTTGCACTTGTGAACGCTGGTTGTTGTTACCAGTAAAGCCCAATGCAACATTCATCTGAAACGCAGATAGATACACCGTGTCTGGCTCTCCACCGTTTTCCCAAATTGATTGCATAACAGTATCAAACTTAGTTTGTGAGAACGCTGTTGGAGTACCATCGTCTGTACGAGCGTCAGTACCGTCACCAGTTGGGTTTGCACCAGAGTTACCAGATTGGAAGTTTACGTTTGTAATCAACCAAGCTGGAGCGCCTGCCAACTCTCTCGCAGTAGATGCGTTACCAGCCACTTTTGCATTATTGTCAAATAGCGCTTTCTCTATATCGAGTTTTTGCTCTTTGGCAATTTTTACAATTTGGTAGGCCATCTCACGCTGTCTTCCAGCCTTGTTAAGGCCTTCATCAGTGTCAGATACGATTACCGCATTTTTGAAGATTTGTGTTCGGTTGTTAAGACGAACAGTTGCTGTGGCAGCTTGCGCTGCTGTTGCGTCACCTTCAATGTGAGCGTTTGCGGCACTGTTACGAAGTGTATCAGTCTGCCATTCTACCAACGTATTGCTGGCTGTTGTTTTAGGACACTTACTATGAAACGGAGTGGCCTCTGGAGTAATGTTATTGATAACATCGCTCAAGTCTTCCCTAATCCCTACTTGATCGTAGCTATCAAAGGTATTTGCTGGTTGTGCCATTAATCTATTCCTTTCAACGGCTTATAGCATTTGTTAATGCTAAGTTTTCATAATTAAGTCGATTGCATCTTCCATTCGACCTGTCTTTTGCAATTTTTGAAATTGCTTACGCTTTAGTGAACCTTCTGGATCAGCTACCTTTTTAGCACCAGCTTTTACAACAGGTTTGGCTTTCTTGCTTTTAGCTTCTGCCTTTTTGCGATTTGCAACAATACGCTTATACTTCATAGCATCATTAGCCATTTCTATGTAGCGTGCATCTGCGGTTAGAGCGATTTCTTCATCGCTAAAACCATATTCACGCCCAACGCCCATCAACGCATCCCAGTGAGCTTTGCTCTTGCTAGTGTCTGCGAGTTCGGGAATTTTGGTTTTAATAATATCAGCTTGTTCTGCAAGATATACCCGATGATCTTCATCGGCTTGCTTTTGTCGCTGTTCGTTAAGTTGTTGTATTTGCATCTGCTGTTGCTGGTAACTTTGCATATCAGCATCATATTTAGCTCTTTGCTCCATATAAGAAACAGGGTCACTTTCAGCCAAAGCCTGATCTGGCAACTGAGGTGGTGATATAAAGCCTTGTTGTTGAGACTGATTATAAAGATAGTTTACCGTTTGCTCACGTTGTAAGATTTCAGAAGTCTTTTGCTCAATTTGCTTTCGCATATCAGCCACTTCTTGAAACCTTTTGTTTATTGCGCTTTGACCTGAATAACTTTGCTTTAACTGATCTATTGTTACCGTTTCTTCCTTGCCGTCTGCTTTGACGGTGTAATACTCTGGCTCGACAGTTTCTTCTTCAATGTCATCTGCTTCAATATCAGCATCTAATAATTCCTCATCAGATACCTCTAGCTCATCAAGTTCCTCAGTTTCTTCAACTGCTTCCACTTCAGCCTCTTCAGCTTCTGGAGTTACAGATGTTTCTTCCTCAACTTGATTAGTTTCGCCTGTTTCTTGCTGCGCTGGCGCTATGATTTGTTCAATCGCGCTTTCCATTGTGTCAGTCGCTTCCACGGTACTGCTCCTATTGTTTGCGATCTAAGAGTGTCTCTGCTGCAATAGCGGCGTCAAGCTGCACTTCGATCTGGTTTAATGCACGCAACATTGCGTGCGCCTCTTCACGTTGCTCAACGTCTTGAGCCGCGCTAGTCGTAAAAAGCCTAATTTGCTCATTACGAACATCCTCAACAAACTGCATGAATGCAGTATCGTTTTTTAACCTTTTGGCATCATCTGCCTGTATTCTTATATCTGTTATCAAATACCTGCCACTCTCATCATAGCTTCGTTATGCATACGTTCTTTGTCTTGCTCTGCTTTTATTTTAGCAATATCTACAGAGCTTCCGTATTGACCTATAGTTTTAGCTGCATCTACATATAGGTCTTGTGCCATTTTATCTCTAGCTAAATCGTCTTTCATAGCCATTTCATGCATCTTACGTTGATTTTCCATTTGTGCTTTTGTCATTTGAACTTGTGCATTTGTTGTTGCCTTCATGGCCTCTGCCTGGGCAAGAGCTTGGGCAGGGTCGGCTTGCTGTCCTTGCATCTGCGCCATTTGTGCTTGCTGTTGTTGTTGCATCTGTAATAGTTGCATTTCTATTTCTGGCGTAATTGGTGCAAAGTAACGATCTGCATTTCTAATACCGCTCGATGCTAATATGTCTGCAAGAGTGTTACGGATGTTTGTAAGCGACACTAAGCCATTCATAGGGCCGTATGTCTGATACACCATAGTTTGTTGTTGTAGAGCTAACGACAAAGCGCCCATCTTGTCCTCTTCTCTGCCAGTGCCAAGACCTACGTTAATGCTAATATCCATATCTATGTCAAAAGCTTTAGGATCGACAGGCTGGAAACGTCCGTTCATACGCATCATTGCGCCGTTTTCCATGTTCTTTTGTAGTAATCTTAACATCATTCCAAACAAATCTCTTGCACCATCTGCTAAGTTACGCACCATGACTTCTACTTGTCCGGCAGCGGCTTGCACAGTGGCTTGCACAGCAGCTTTAGTTGTTGACTGCATGGCATCAGGGTCTAGCCCCATAGACGCTCTGGTAACGCCTGTCTTACCCTCTACAAGCTGATCTAGGTATGTAAGTGCGCCTAGCGTCTGTCCTGCGGTAAATGGCACAGCTAGGTCCTGGACCGCACCAGGCTGTCTCATACGCACAATCGCGCCAATCTCATTGTTTAGCACATCATCTATGTTAACTGCGCCATCGACTATACCAACGCGAGGATTGTTGGTCATCGCCACGTTATCGAGTATGCCACGCAATATGCTTGTTGCCGCATCCTGGTCATCAATAACAATGTCTGCAATGCTTCTGCCATAAAAGGTGTGCGGCTCTGGATCAATCTCAAATTTTGCAAAAGGTATTTCGTCTGCGAGTTCGTAATCTAGCAGTTTGTACTTTGTCCCGCCGCACAAGAACTTGTGTAACACAGCTACGCCTGTGCCGTCCACATCCATACGCATATATGCTTCTGTTACAGTAACCTGGCGCATAGATGGGTCAGAGCTTGTTTCATTAAAATCATCTGAATAACCTTGACGCTCTTGTCTCTCTGCCTCAGTCATTTCTGAGCCTGCATCAAAGCTATCTAGTTTTAAAACTTCATCTGCATCAAACCCCATAAATATTAAATCACTAGCACGCATTTCTGTGCGGTGAGCAACGACATGGGCATCTTCTAGGGTTCTACAATTTCTATCTACAAAAAACTCTTCTGGCGGAACACTCTCTATCTTTAAACATCCTGTTGTTTCTTTGCGTGATACTTTAGCAGAATGGACAGGCGTTTCTATTTCAACGCCTTGTTCATCCATACTCATTTCCTGCTCTACTGTATGCTCAAGAACCGTTACATCATCATCTTGCACCAAGAACGTGTATTCATCATCGTCTAAGTTGGTGTAAGTATATATTTCTGCGGTGGGCATTTCTTCCCAATATGCTTTTACTATGCCTTGCTTTTTGATTAGAGCATCGTGGAAAGCATCGTTTAGCACTCTATAACCGTTGCTTCTCTGAAACTCATAATGCACATAATCTGTGGCTTGCTCTGCCATATTTACATCTTCTGGGCCATGCGGCATGAACTCTACAGGCTTTGCAGTGCTTAGAAAAACACGCATCAATGATGGTTTAATCGCACGCACCGTATCTCGAACCTTAGTAGCGACTACTTTGCTTCGACCATCCTCGTAGCCTATATCTACCTCACCATCGTAGTAACGTTGCGATCTAATGCGATCTTCTGATATTTCGCTTTCTACAAAGTCTACTGCATCATCTATAGCGTTTTGAACAATAGTCTCGATTTCGCCTTTGCTTTTTTCTTTAAGTTCCATCTGTTACTCCTGTCCTAAACCTGACAACATACCTTGTGAGGCTAATAGTTCTAGTGCTTCATCTCTGCTAATTTTATCAGGCGAACCACCCAATTTTACTGTGTCTTGTAAATTTTTAACTGCGGTTCTTATCCTAGCATCACCAAGAGACTTTGCACCGATAGAGGCCGCAGAAAGACCTAAGAAAGCAGGGTTCATACTAAACATGATTATGTTCATATATGCCATTAGACCATTACCGCTTGGAGCCATCTTACCTGCAAGCCGCAATATGTTATCTGCGACCCTACCATCTACGATTTGCTGCATAGCTCTTATCTCTGGGTCATCAAAGAATGAAATCTTGGTGGGGTTGTCTAATATTTTTTGTATAGACCTACGATAAGAGTTTACAACATTACCGCCAGAACCAGATACTTTTCTTTGGTTTTGTAGCAAATTAACTTCTTTTTCTAAAATCTTCGCTTTATTTGCACGCCTACTTATTTGCCTAGCTTCTTTTAACTTACCAACTTTGTCAGTAACCTTAGTTATTTCGTTTTCCATTGTTTTCATCATATCAATCAAAAAAGGCTCTTTTTTGCCTTTTTTAGTATTGTATAAATCACTTATTCTTCTTTTGGCTTTATCATATTGAGCTAATGTAATGCCGCCTTGTGATGAAGCCTTTATTTCTAACTCTTTTAAAAATTTTCTTGCCTTAACAAAAGTTTTGTCTGTTAATGCAAAAGCACCTCTGCTTGCAGCTGTGTTCAAAGCCTCATCAACCATATATGCAACATCAGTTCCGCTCATTGCTGGCCCTGCTTCGTCAACTTCTTTATATGCTAATTTTTCTTTGGTTTTTAAATCTTTTACAGTAGGTGGTTGTTTTCGATTTGTAAGCATATTTAAGGTTTTATTAGTAAAGTTAGTAGTTTTCACACCCACAGTAGGAGCCAATAAAGCCGCCCCAACTCTTGCGTATGGCTCAAGATTTGTACCCTCAGTTGCTTGACCCGCAACCTCGCTACCTGTCGCCGCTACTGTAGATAAAGCCTGTCCTTTTGTAGTAAGACCTGCTTTCTCTATACCTTCTGCAAGCTTTTCTGTTCTTTGCGCTCCCGCTCTTTTAGCTAAAGCTTTTGCACCTTTACCTATTCCTCCTACAACACCACCACCTGCTCCAAACTCACCGATTGTACCTGCTAATCCGGCGGCTCTACTATCACCTCGATAGTCTATTAATTCATCTGCACCTATAGCTTCTGTCGCGGCGTCAATGCCTCTGCCAGTAAACGTATCAAGAACGGGTATATTATAATCTTCATCCGCAAGACCAACAGCTTGCAAACCTTCTTGGCCTAATCTAGCAACACCTCTTAAGGCCATCTCTGGCAACTCTAAAGCACCCAAAGCACCTCTCGCCGCTCCTGCTAACGCAGAGCCACCAACCTCGCCAACGCTACCAAAAAGCTCTCTGCCCTCTTCCTCAGTGGCTTGCTGTCCACCTTGGGATGCAAAGAAACTGTTTGCAGTTGCCTCATCTGGAAACTCTATTAGGCGACCATCTCCTGCGTCTACCACAATAGCCATTATCTTATAGCCTCTACCTTACCAGTTTCGGGGTTAAATCTGTGCGTTGCCGTTGATGATGAGCCACCGCCACCACCGCCTTGGCCTTTTCTAGCCTTAACTTGTCTATCTAATTCTGTTCCTCTTAAATCTTTTCCTTCAGAATAATATGCCATCGCAATAGGGTCTTGCTCAACCATACCCATAATCTCATCAATTCGTTTTAAGTTTTTAGTTAATAATTCTGGACTTAAGTCTTGCTGTATTGCGCCATGTGCGGCCATCAATAAGCCAAGTTCTACGTTACTTACGTTACCTAGCGCACCACCAGTTTTACTTGCTTCACGCATTTCTTGTAGTCTGTTAAATGCCACATTTGACTGCACAGATTTTAATAAGTTCTTAACGTTTCTAGCAGACTGTGATGGAGTATAATCTGCGGCAAACTTACCTAAAACGCCAGTTGTGCCAAGTATACTTTTGTCATTTTCTATAGCATCTAATACCTGGTTAACACTTATGCTTATGCCAGTTCTCTTTTGCGTTTCTAATTGGCCTTTTTCTCTAAGAGCTTTTTGTCGCTCTTCCTCTTCTATGGCCGCTTCACTTCCGCTTATAGGAACCATCTTAATGTCTGTTATTCCACCACCTTCACCTTTTTCAAACTCATACCTCATGCCTTTGTCTGGTTTTGGTAAGCTTGATAATAGTGCGGTCTCCTGGCTATAAATATCTCCGCCACTAGCTATAAATCTTTGATATTCTGGTGTGCCAGGCGTAAACCCTGCCGCTACAGCGTTTCTAATCAATGCAGTGTCTTTTGTTTTTTCTCTTTCAAAATCTATCTGGTCGCGTTGTAACTGCAATATTTGATTGTAGGCTTGCTGCCCAGTTAAAGCACCAGTTTCTACCATACCCGCAAGTTGGTTGCCCATATCGCTGTCAAGACCTCGCAAATACTCAACAGTTTTGTTTTTCGCTCGATTAGCAGTACGCTGTTGCTCAATCGTTTGTAATCTGGCGTCTAAACCAGGGTCTGGCCTTAATCTCATTTGGTTAAAACCAGATGCTAAAACTCCGCTTAATGCACCAGCTACGTCACGAAAATCTCTTTCTGCCATTTAACTAACCCTACATTCCATATATCTTCATCCCAGCTTCTGCGCCCATTGTTAAATAATCCATTAAGCCAGGTTGGTATGTTTTTGTTTCACCTTGAGTGCCTTGCGTTAAACCTGCTCCACCAAACAATGCGGCTAAACCTTGTTGTGGTGCAGTGGTATATCCTTGATACTGGTTTTTGGCTGCATCAATTAAGCCTTGCATCGCTGCTTGTTGCATTGCGCCCTGTTGCAACTGTTGTTGCTGTATGGATTGGCCATAACCAAACGCTTGACCACCTAAACCTGCTAATTGACCTGCCGCTCCTAATTGAGCCGCCCTATCTGCTTGTGCCGCACCTAAAGCAGTATTAAAACCCTGTTGCCTCATTCTGTTTGCTTGGTCAAACATTTGTTGTGTATAACCCTTTGCCATTTCTGCTTCAGCTATACCATGCCTAGAGCCACCAAATGCATTTGCCGCAGTTGCTTGTGCGCCTAGCATATTTTGTGCATTTAATGCTTGGCTTCCTACATCTCTAAGAGTTTGCTGCACAACCTGGCTTTCATATGGGTTTTGGTAGTTTCCCATGCCTTGTGCTGCAGTTTCGTTTAATCCTTGCGCTGTTCTACCCATAGCCCCAATTTGAGCTTGAGCCGCAGCCTGGTATGGATTTGCCGCCATTGCGGGATTTGCTGAAGCACCCATGTTACTTACCCTTCCTTCCACCTTGCATTTCTAATGCTACTGGCCGTTGTGCTGGGGTCCTGGACCCAGGTGTACCCGTTGCTGGATCTATAGTAAAACTGCCAAGATAACCTGCTTGGCCAGGACGCCTTACGGCAAGCTCACTTACAGCCTGGTCAAAAGCTGGCGCAGATGAATAACCCTGTATCCCGCCATCAAAAGTTTGAGCTTGTGGCATATATTGTTGACCAGTGGCGCTAGGCATTCCAAAAGCATCTGCCATTTGGTTTGTGCCTTGAAATGCCGCTTGCTGTTGTGGAGAAAACGCCGCAACGTCTGGCCCATAATATGGAACATATCCTAATGCCGAAACATCTTGCGCCATACCAACGCCTTGTTGAAGCGCTTTTTCTGCAAAAGCTGGCATTGTTACATCTGTATTTTGACGACCGCCTTTACCACCACCGCTCATCTTATATCTCCTTTTGATATGAGGCGTGCAGTGCTTCCCACCCATGCGCCCTTAAAGGTTTCTTCCATCCAAAACGACCTGTAATCGTTAATGCTTCACATTTATAATGCTTTGCCCAGGCTGTAACATCATCATGCATATCTAACAACTGATCTAGCTCTCCACCGCCTAAAAACACGTTTAACACCTTTTTTCTTGGATATACCACAATTTCTGTAACAATGCACCCCCTTGGGCTAGGCCATAATTGCATACGACCCTCGATAATACCTTCCGCTATATCCTCAAATATATGCGTACCGCCACTATACTCCAAAGCCGCCTCAATCCAAGGGCGGCATCTTTCTAATTCGTTAACTTGCGTATCTTTAGGCATTTACCATGTAGCTAGTGCTACCCTCTTCCAAATTGCGCTACTTCCATCATAATCGGCAACACAAATATAAATATAATTTGTATCCCAGGCTATCATTCCAGTTACATCGCCTACACTACCAGTATTTGCACTAGGAGTAGGTTGTTTTGTTGCAAGCTGTCGAAAAGCATTATCGCTCGATACAACTGCATATTTTTTAGTTTCATCCCACAATATAACGCCATTTTCTGATGGGTTATCGTCTGATGATTTAAAGTACAGCTTACCTAAATTACGCTGCAAATAGTTTGTAAGCTGTCTGCCCCACTGAGAAAGGTCTTGGCTTATAACTGGTAAAATAGGTGCAGGCATTAACGTGTACCCCCTATTGTAGCTTCAAGCCTCATTATACCTACACGCCAATCCGCAGGACGCACACCTGTCACCCTCATGCGAACTTGCCTACCACTAAACCTAGCGTCTGTTGGATTAGCAGGCGTAAATGGGCCATGTGATGTTTCTGTATCGTTAGGATGATACCTTGTTTTGAAGGTCATACTTACATCACCTTGCGTAACCTCATCAGGAATTACTGACGTAACGTACATAATATTTTCGCCTGTTCCTGCAGATATTGGTCCTGTTTCTGCAAAAATAGCACCGCTATCCACGTTATAACCGACTTCGTGTTCTTTTATATTTGCGTGTGTACCGTCATAATCTGCCATGAATGGGTATCTAAATACGCCTCTAGCCTCGCCAGATGTTCTCGATAATTCACCAATCATCCAGTGATTTTCGTTGTAATCATAAGCAACATAACGATTTATTTCTATACTGTCGCTAGAAGGATAAAACCACCAAACTTCACCATATTGAGGTATACCCATAGCCCATATTTTAGTTTGCTGAGAAGTGTTAATGTCACCAAATATATAATCATGCACATCGCACTTAATAGTTTGTACTGTGTTACCATTAAACAAAAAGAAATTTTCCTGACCAATAAAGAACACGCCTCTATCAGTATCCACCGCCCCACGCATCGTGACAGTTCCGCATGATGTGCCAACACGCTCAAAACCATAAACATAAGGTGGCCCTTGATAACGTGCTGTATGGGCGTCTGTGTCCGTTAAAATAAGCGTTTGCCCTCTGGTTCTTATTGCTTGCATAATTTGCCCAGAAGTTTGTAGCTCTATATCCCCTGCCTCATTGGTAGCGGCAGGCGTCCAAGTATTTCTATCTTCTCTGTCGCACCAAGATATTTTACGACTGTTACCGCCAGAACCTAATGCAAAAATAAACCGTTCTTCTGTGACTACTAATCCTAAATTAGATAATGGTGCATTAGTTATAGGCGTAGCAACGGTTGCTAATTTTAAAGATGTTTCAGTTACATTTACATTTTGCTCTGCATTACTTGCAGGATAAATTTGTATCGTAATGCCAGTATCGTCTGTGTCGAACCTATAGAAACTATTTCCAATAGGTAAAGTTTTATCAAGTAAGACTGTCGTAGTTGTTGTGCCTAAAACTTTAACTTTTAATGACGGTATTGTTGACGCATCACTATCAGCATCGGGGTCAGTTACATTTATTGTGAAATGATATTTAACACCGTTAGTTAAACCAGTTATAGCTTGCTGTAAATTAGCAGCCGTTGTGCCTGTCCACTTGGCCTCACCACCACTTATAGCCCAACCAGTTCCTAGCGTCCAATCTGTTCCTGCCGAAAAACTGTTATTAGTTATAAGCTCAGAGCCGCTAGAAACACCTAATCCCCACTCTAAAAGCCTACCATCATCATAATGACAACCTACCATAAGTTCGCCAAAATTATCTAAACTCCAAAACGTAGCAGGCTCAGGAATGGCATTTGCAAGTTGCTGTCTTGGCGTACCCCAGAAACCAACACCATAAGCACCTTTACCATACCCTGCCGACACAGCCGCATCTTTACGTCCAGTTGCTAAGTTTTGAGGTGTAATATCGTAGCACAAGCCGCCACCTGTCATAGCAACCAATGCATTATGTGAACCGCCTGCTAACCAAGTGCTAGTGTTTAGCGCTTCCCAAGCGTGCATACCTCTAATTGGCTGTAAAGCAAAATCTTGCTTTCTATCTTGCCATCCACCAATAGGACGCAACGAACCGTCTAACCATCTAACTAAACTACCTTCACGCCATCTGCCAGATTGCTCATAGTCTGTGCCTATTCGGTAAAATCCAGATGGTATGTCTAAGGGTACTAAAGTCATGTTTACGTTTTCATAATATAAGCAAGTGCATAGAAAGGTGGTCTGTTTTCGTGTGCGCTACCACCGCCTGCGTTATCGACAGACAATGTGTGAGTATGTGCGCCGCCACTAGCAATAGTTACAGTGTGAGAGTGTGCCCCTGCCGAACCTGTTGTCTTATTCAATAAGCCGTTTGGGTTCCAAGTTGTAGCGTTAAAGTCGATGTCTATGCCTGGATTTAGAGAACTTTGTAAGACATTACTATCTGTGTAGCTGTGCGTGTGCGCTCCTGCACTGTTTGTCGTTCCAGTGTGCGTGTGATTGCCTCCGCTTACCGCCGTACCAGTATGATTGTGTGCAGGCAATTCGCTAGTTGCTAGTGTCACATCATTTGCACCACCTGTTGCGCCTACGTTGTACGTTCCGCTACTATCTGCGTCTGCGTGAACGATAAACTTACCTGTTAAGTTAGGTGTGCCGTTTGTGCCATCGCATAATGCCCATCCTGTCGGTATCGTTGCAACCGTACCAGACCACATAATAATGCCACCAGTAGGCATTGCCGTGTTGATAGCTGTATCAAGTGCATCAAAGTTTGCGTTGAGTGTATTGCCCCAAGTGCTATCACTTCCACCTACCGTTGGTTTCGTTAAACCTAAATTTGCTGTCGTAGACATATTAAATTCCTTTTCTTAAACCCAACGTACCATTTTTCTAAGCATCCGTCCACGTTCCTGACGCTGCACTGTCATCCACCCATATACCTGTCGCAACACTGTCATCTGTCCATATCCCTTGGTCTTGTGCGTCATCGCTCCAAATGCCGTCACCTTCACAATATCCCACTAGCCAATAACGCTTGCCTGCAAATACAATATTAGCCCCAGAGGCATTATTATCTCGCTCG